TTTTGATAACCGTTTATGTTGCTTATTTTGGTTCTCGAGGTGCAGAAAAATTTAAATCAATAAGCAACAAATAATTAAATTTAATAAAATGAGTGAAGTAAAATCAATGATTACCAAAGACCAGTTAGAAAAAATCCAAGGCTTTCAAAAACAGTTAAACAAACTATTAAATGAAGTTGGATTTTTAGAAGCCCAAAAAGCCCAAGTATTAGGGAAATTCGGTGAAGTAAATAAAGAAACCGAGGATTTCAAAAAAGAATTAGAAAAGGAATATGGCTCTATCAATATTAATTTAGAAGATGGAACATACGAACCTATTGAAAAAGAAGAAGATAAGAAATAATGTCTTCAATTATTAGAAAGATAAGTATTGGTTCTGACTATAAGACTGATGCTATGCACTACTCAGTAGGGCAGTCAGTATATGGTGGTCATACTATATCACATATACTTTCTGATACAGAAGATAATTCTTATAATATTTTTATCAAAAAACAAGACGAGGTATTGCCGTGGAAGAAGTTTAATTCTAACATGGCTATATCCGTTGAGTACGATTTAGAATATTAGTGAAAAGCTTATTTGATTTTATTGTTGAGCCAGTAGGCCAGCGATATAATAATGAAGTTAAAGTAGGTGACAAAAGCCTTATAATTAACACACAGGTAGAAACTTTTAAATCTGTAAATAATATAGCTAAAGTTATTGAAATACCTTTATCTTACAAAACTCCTATACAAAAAGGTGATTTAGTTATGATTCATCATAATGTGTTTAGAAGATGGTATAATATGAAGGGTAAAGAAAAAAACAGTAAATCTTATTTTAAAGATAATTTATATTTTGTTCAACAAGATCAAATATATTTATATAAAAAAAAAGATAAATGGAAAGCTTTTAATGATAGATGTTTTATAGCACCAATAAAAGATAAAGTTGAAATACATAATGTTTTAGAGCAAAACCTTATTGGTATATTAAAATATGGTAATAATGCGTTAGAAGCGCTAGAAATCAACGAGGGAGATCTTGTTGGCTATAAACCATTTGGAGAATATGACTTTGTCGTTGATGGCAAACGTCTTTATTGTATGAAATCTAATGATATTGTAATTAAATATGAACGTCAAGGAAACGAAGAAGAATATAATCCTAGCTGGGCACAAAGCGGTTGAAGAACTTATTAAAGTTGCTAAAGAAGCTATTGTAGATTCAGATGATGATATAAGTGCTGACAGACTTAAAAATGCTGCAGCTACAAAAAAGCTAGCTATATTTGATGCTTTTGAAATACTTAATCGTATACAAGAAGAAAGTAATATATTAGAAGATATAATTGTAGATAAAAAAGAAACTACTTTTAAAGGTTTTGCTGAAAAAAGATCTAAGTAATGTACGAGCAAAATTTATATAAAATAGTTGAACCTATAAAGCCACATGTTATTAAAAGACTCAATAAGTCTAAAAAATGGCAGTATGGTTATAATAAAGAATATGATATTATAGTAATAAGCAGAACCGGACAAATCGGTGAAATATACGAAATACAAAACCTTGTAATTGCTTTGCCACTAGAAAATAATTCTTATAAAAGATCTAATTCTATAAAAGATCAACACTGGGAAGTGTTTGAAAAAAGAAGAGAATTAAAAAATATTAAAACAATATTTGATTGGAAAACTTACCCAGACACATTTAAACAAAAACTGCACAATTACATAGATGAAGAATTTAAAAGAAGAGACGAAGGTTTCTGGTTTTATAACAAAGGTGTTCCTACCTATATTACTGGTACTCACTACATGTATTTGCAGTGGTCAAAGATTGATGTTGGGCAACCAGACTTTAGAGAAGCAAACAGATTATTCTTCATATTCTGGGAAGCTTGCAAAGCAGACAAAAGATGTTATGGCATGGCATACCTTAAAAACAGAAGGTCAGGATTCTCTTTTATGGCATCGGGCGAAACCGTTAATATGGCAACAATCTCAAGTGATGCAAGATTCGGTGTTCTCTCAAAATCTGGAGCGGATGCTAAAAAGATGTTTACAGATAAAATTGTTCCAATCTCAGTTAACTACCCGTTTTTTTTTAAACCGATCCAAGATGGTATGGACAGACCCAAAACGGAGCTCGCATATAGAGTTCCAGCGTCAAAGTTTACAAGAAAAAAGCTTGAAGCAAATGAACGGCTTGAAGAAATGGTTGGACTCGATACAACTATCGACTGGAAAAATACTGGAGATAACTCCTATGACGGTGAAAAACTTATGCTCCTTGTACACGATGAAGCGGGTAAATGGGAAAAGCCGGAAAACATTCTTAATAACTGGCGTGTTACAAAAACAACATTAAGATTAGGTAGTAGGATAATTGGTAAATGTATGATGGGGTCAACGAGCAATGCTCTTGACAAAGGCGGTAGAAACTATAAAAAATTATATGATGACTCAAATGTTACCAAAAGAAACCGCAATGGACAGACTAGCTCAGGATTATATAGCTTGTTCATACCTATGGAATGGAACTACGAAGGATACATTGATGCTCATGGATACCCTGTCTTTGAAACTCCAAAATCCGAAGTTGATGGCATCGATGGCCAAAAGATTGAAATTGGCGTCATTGAACACTGGGAGAACGAAGTAGATGGCCTTAAGAATGATCCTGATGCACTTAATGAATTATATAGACAATTTCCTCGCACAGAAAAACACGCGTTCAGGGATGAAACAAAACAATCTTTATTTAATCTAACTAAGATCTACGAACAAATAGATTATAATGAAGATTTAAAACATTCGAACGTGGTTACTCAAGGTAATTTTCAATGGGAAGATGGTATTCAAGACACTAGCGTTATATTTGTACCAAGTAAACAAGGTAGGTTTATGGTTTCTTGGGTTCCTAATATAAATCAACAAAATAGAATACTTATAAAAAATGGTAAAAAATATCCTGGTAATGATCATATGGGAGCTTTTGGGTGTGACAGTTATGATATATCCGGAACCGTAGATGGTAGAGGATCAAAAGGTTCTTTACATGGTTTAACTAAGTTTAGCATGGAAGACGCTCCACCAAATTTATTCTTTTTAGAATATATAGCAAGACCTTCTACTGCTGAAATATTTTTTGAAGATGTTCTTATAGCTTGTCATTTTTATGGTATGCCAATATTAGCAGAAAACAATAAACCAAGATTACTTTATTACTTTAAACGTAGAGGTTATAGAGGTTTTTCTATGAATCGACCAGATAAAACAATGCATAAATTATCTATAACAGAAAAAGAAATAGGTGGTATACCAAACTCAAGCCAAGACATAAAACAAGCACACGCCGCTGCAATTGAAGCTTATATTGAAAATTTTGTAGGTTACAATAATGAACAATATGGATCAATGTATTTTCAAAGAACTTTAGAAGATTGGGCTGCTTTTAATATAAATGATAGAACAAAACACGATGCGTCGATAAGCTCTGGATTAGCTATTATGGCTTGTAATAAAAATAAATATAGACCCGTTGCTGATCTTATTAAAGAACCTGTAAATTTAAGTTTTTCTAAATATGACAATAGAGGCAATGAATCAAAAATAATTAATAGATGAAATTAAACACTGGTATTAATAGTGCGTTTCCTAGTCAGATGGTATCTGAAGAGGAAAAGAAATCTTTAGAATATGGTTTGTTAGTAGGGCAAGCTATTGAATACGAATGGTTTAGAGGAGGTAGAGTAAATGGTAGTAGATGGAATACAGGTTATCAAAATTTTCATAACTTAAGATTATACGCTCGTGGAGAGCAAAACGTACAAAAATATAAAGATGAATTATCTATTAATGGTGATTTGTCTTATTTAAATTTAGACTGGAAGCCAGTTCCTATTATACCTAAGTTTGTAGATATAGTATCAAACGGTATTAGTGCTAAAAGTTACGATATTAAAGCATATGCTCAAGATCCTTTTTCTTCTAAAAAAAGATCTACATATTTAGATGGTGTTGCAAAAGATATGTTTGCAAAAGATATAATAGCTAATGCCGAAAAAAATACAGGATTAAGCTTTAAACAATCTTCTTTACCTATAAAAGATTTACCTAGATCAAAAGAAGAATTAGAGTTACATATGCAATTAAGCTATAAGCAAGGTATAGAAATTGCAGAAGAAGAAGCTATAAATAATGTTTTAGCTTTTAGTAAATATGATTTAGTAAATAAAAGAGTAACTGAAGATATAATTACAATTGGAATTGGAGCTTTAAAAACTTCTTTTAATAAATCAGAAGGTGTAGTTGTTGATTATGTAGATCCTGCTAATTTAGTTTATTCATATACAAATGATCCTAATTTTGAAGACATATATTATGTTGGTGAAATAAAGTCTATGACTTTAGCTGAAATTAAAAAGAAATTTCCTTATTTAACTGATGATGAATTAAAAAAAATGGTTAGGTATCCAGGGCGTGATGGTTATATTGCTAATCCTAATTACGATAACGATTTAGTTCAAATACTGTTTTTTGAATATAAAACATTTATTGATCAAGTTTTTAAAATAAAAGAAACTGAAAATGGTTTACAAAAAACTTTAGAAAAACCAGATACTTTTAATCCACCTAAAAGTGATAATTTTAATAGAGCTTCAAGGTCTATAGAAGTTTTATTTAGTGGTGCTAAAGTTATGGGTGTTCCACAAATGCTTGAATGGAAGCTAGCAGAAAACATGACAAGACCAAAAAGTGATTTAACAAAAGTTATGATGAATTACGCAGTGTGTGCTCCTAGTTTATATCAAGGTCGTATTGAATCGTTAGTAAGTAGATGTACAAGTTTTGCTGACATGATACAGCTTACATCATTAAAATTACAACAAGTAATTCAACGTATGGTTCCAGACGGGGTGTTTGTTGATGTTGATGGTCTGGCTGAAGTTGATTTAGGCAATGGTACTAATTATAATCCGCAAGAAGCTTTAAACATGTATTTTCAGACCGGTAGTATTGTTGGTAGAAGCTTAACACAAGATGGTGATCCGAATAGAGGTAAAGTACCTATACAAGAATTACAATCATCTAGTGCTAATGGTAAAATACAATCATTAATAAATACTTATCAGTATTATTTACAAATGATAAGAGATGTAACAGGGCTTAATGAAGCAAGAGATGGTTCTATGCCTGATAAAGATGCTTTAGTTGGTTTACAAAAAATGGCAGCTAATGCTTCAAATGTGGCAACGCGACATATATTAAGGTCTAGTCTATATTTAACTTTAAGAGCTTGTGAAAATATTTCATTAAGAATAGCTGACATGCTTGAGTTTTCTTTAACTAATAACGCTTTAAAATCTAGTATTGGAAAGTTTAGTGTAGGAAATTTAGAAGATATGAAAGAATTACATTTGTATGATTTTGGAATATATTTAGAACTAGAACCTGAAGATGAAGAAAAAGCAATGTTGGAACAAAATATACAAATAGCTTTACAATCTCAAGGAATTGATTTAGAAGACGCTATAGATATAAGACAAATAAAAAATCTTAAGTTAGCTAATCAAATGCTAAAGCTTAAAAGAAAACAAAAACAAAAAGAAGATCAAGCTAATCAAAAAGCTATGATTGCAGCTCAAGGTGAAGCTAATGCTAAAACAGCCGAGCAAGCAGCATTAAATGAGGTTCAAAAAAGAGAAGCTATGGCACAAACAGAGATACAAATAGAGCAAGCTAAATCTCAGTTTGAAATACAAAGGATGGAACAAGAAGCTATGATTAAAAAACAATTAATGGCTGAAGAATTTAATTATCAAATACAACTTGCTCAAACACAAGCTCAAGTTACAAAAACAAAAGAAGCTGAAATAGAAGATCGTAAAGATAAAAGAACTAAAATTCAAGCTACTCAACAAAGTGAAATGATTAGTCAAAGACAAAACGCTACATCACCAACTGATTTTGAATCCGCAGGAAATGATAATTTAGGCGGATTTGGTTTAGAGCAATTTGAACCACAATAAAATTTTTATTAATTTATATTATATTATATTATGTCAGAACAAGTAAAAGAAGAAGGTACGTTTAAAATTAAACGTAAACCAAAACAATTGGTAAACGACGGTATTATTAAAGTTGATTTATCAAAACCTAAAAAAGAAACAGATGCCATTCCAGTCGGAGAAACAAAGAAAGTGGTTGTGGGCGAACAAACCGGAAATAGCCCTAAAGTGGACGAACGAGTACCAGAGTCCAGCCCGGTTTCTGAAATTAAAGAAGAAGAAAATAAACCTATTGAAGACAAAGTAGAAGAAGAAATACAGCAAATAGGTGAAAAAATTGAACAAAAAGTTATTGCTCCTACGCCAGAAGAGGCGAGAGAAGTAGCTAAACTACCAGAAAATATTGAAAAAGTTGTAGACTTTATGAAAGAAACTGGTGGATCATTAGAAGATTATGTAAGATTAAATGCTGATTATTCTAATGTAGATAACAATACTCTTTTAAGAGAGTATTATAAACAAGCTAAGTCACATTTAGATTCAAGCGAAATTAACTTTATGATTGAAGATAATTTTTCATTTGATGAAGAAGTTGATGAAGAACGCGAGGTTCGTAAAAAGAAACTTGCATATAAAGAAGAGGTTGCTAAAGCCCGAAAGCATTTAGATGGTTTAAAAAGTCAATATTACGAGGAAATCAAGTTGAGACCTGGTACGACACAAGACCAAAAAAAGGCAATGGATTTTTTCAACCGCTATAATGAAGAGCAAAACACAGCTCAACAACAACATGAAGATTTTAAATCTGTTACTAATAAATATTTTTCCGATAATTTCAAAGGTTTTGAGATCGATTTAGGAGAAAAAAAATTTAGATATGGAGTTAAAAACCCTAGTGAAGTTGCAACTAAACAATCAAATATTTCCAACACAATTAAGAAGTTCTTAGATGATAAAGGTAATGTAAATGATGTTAAAGGTTATCATAAAGCTATGTACGCTGCTGACAATATTGATTCTATTGCAAAACATTTTTATGAGCAAGGTAAATCCGATGCTACTAAAAATTTAGTTGCAAAATCTAAAAACATATCTGACGACATTAGGCCTACGCCTAGTGGAGACGTATTTGTTAATGGATTAAAAGTTAAAGCTATCAGCGGCCTTGATTCTTCTAAATTGAAGATAAAAACAAGAAAATTTAACTAAAAAACAAAACAATTAATTATGGGACAAATTTCTCCTGTGTTTGGAAGCATTATACCTTCTCAAACTCAATTAGCGCTACAAAACAATTACCTAGCGTTTAATGCTGGTGCAAATGACTTTGCACAACAATACTTACCTGAGGTTTATGAAGCTGAGGTAGAGAGATACGGAAATAGAACTTTAAATGGTTTCTTACGTATGGTTGGCGCTGAAATGCCAATGACATCTGATCAAGTAATTTGGTCTGAACAAAACAGATTACACGTGTCTTACACTGGTGTAACTCTCGTTGGAACTGCTGCTGCAAACGGAAATGTATTTACTTTTCCATTAGCTAATGGTGTTCAAAATGCTATTTTTGCAAACGACACTATTGTTGTAATGAATCCAGCTACTGGTGTTACAATAAAAGGTGTTGTAGGTACTAGCCAAAATATCGCTGGTCCTCTTGCATCTATTACTGCTTTTACTTTTGTAGGAAACAGCTGGCTTACTTTAGCTGATGCAGGTGTTGCAGCTGGAGCTGCTAACAGATCAACTTCGTTGAAAATATTTGTATATGGTTCTGCTTTTGCAAAAGGTACATCTCAAGCTACGGCTCAAGGTGCTGCTCCTAATGCTGCATCTTACAAATCTATTCAACCACAGTTTACTCAATTTTCTAATCAACCAATTATCATAAAAGATTCGTTTCAAATAAATGGTTCTGATATGTCTCAAATCGGTTGGGTAGAAGTTGCTACAGAAGATGGTACATCAGGATACTTATGGTATTTAAAGTCTGAGTCTGAAACAAGACTAAGATTTGATGACTACTTAGAAATGGCAATGGTTGAAAGTGAATTAGCTAGTGGTGCTGGTGCTAACAGTTTTGCTGCTGGTGCAGCTGCTGGAAATGTTCCGGGATATAGTGCTGCAGTTAATGCGCATGGATCAGAAGGTTTATTTGCTGCTATTCAATCAAGAGGTAACATACTATCTGGTTTTTCTGGAGGTACTGGTATTTCTGACTTTGATCAAGTTCTTAAGAACTTAGATACTCAAGGCGCTATCGAAGAAAACATGCTTTTCTTAAATAGAGATCTTGATTTAGAATTTGACGATATGCTAGGGCAAATTTCTGCTGGTTCTTCTGGTGGTACTGCTTATGGTTTATTTGAAAACTCTGAGGATATGGCACTTAACCTAGGTTTCTCTGGTTTTAGAAGAGGTTCTTATGACTTCTACAAAACTAGCTGGAAATACTTAAACGA